ATAGGCTCTATTACAGGCTTAGGCTCTGCCGGAAGCGGCTTTGCCTTTGGTGGAAGCTCAACATCTATAAGCGCAAGCGGAGCGCCTATACCGGGCGTTAAGCCAACGGTTGCAAGCTTCAACTCAGGTGGCTCATTCCAAGTACGTGGCACGGCTGGTAACGATAGAAATACACTATCACTTAACGGCCAGCCTATTTCTAATGTATCTAAGGGTGAAACCGTTAATATTGGCCGTGGTGGCGGCGGTGGCGTTACCATTAATCAAAATCTTAATTTTAGCTTGGGCGTTCAAGAAACAGTGCGTGCAGAAATTGCACAACTTGCGCCTCAGATATCTAGGCAAACGCAAAGAGATGTATTATCATCATTAAAACGTGGTGGTGCTTTAGCAAGAGAGGTTGGTACGCAAAGTGGCTGATATTGATTTACCAAATAACTTTTTATCTCTTGTACGCAATTCAAGCTTTGGCTTGGAGACTAACACGCAAGTTTTCACAAGCGCTTTATCTAAGTTTGTTGAGCGATCAGAGCTTGACGGGGCGCGCTGGAAGGCTAGATATGAATTAGTGCCTATGCGCAGGGCAACTTTTGCAGAGCTTCAATCTATTTTGATAAGGCTCAAAGGGCGTGTGAACAGGCTTAATGCCTATGACCCTGATGCAATAAGTCCTAGAGGGAGTGTTGCAGGCACTATTTTAGTGAACGGGGGAAGCCAGACGGGAACGAGCCTTGATTGTGATGGCTTTGCCAATTCCACAACGGGCTTGTTCTTGCCGGGTGATTATTTTGAGGTCAATAATGAGCTTAAAATGGTAACGGCATCTGTCGATAGTAACGGATCAGGCGAGGCCACAATCCAGTTTGAGCCGCCTCTACGTGCAAGCCCTGCAGATAATGCACAAATCACATACAGCACCCCAAAATGTAAAATGATTTTAGATAATGACGGAATACAATGGGACAGCAACGATGCTGGAATTTATGAAAGCATATCTTTTAGCTTAACGGAGGCTTTTAGTTAATGGCACGTGATATTACAAGCGCAATGCAAACACAAAGTGACGCTTCTACAAAGCGCCCTGTTATCTTGGCCAAGTTAGAATATGATAGTGGCGATATTCTAATGAATTCGACTACGCGCACAATTACTTATAATTCAGAAGACTATTTAGGCATCGGTAACTTTGGCTCTATTTCGCCTGTAGAAGAGACAAGCGATTTAAAAGCACAAGGTATTGAGGCAAAACTTAATGGTATTGAGGGCGAGGCTAATCTAAGCACGGCCTTATCTGAGAATTATCAAGGCAGGCCAGCGACATTTTACTTTGGCTATCTTGATAGCGATTATGCGCTTATTGCTGACCCTTTTATTATTTTTAAGGGTAAGATGGACAACCAAAAGGTAACGGTTGGTCAGGTCGGGCAAATTATTCTTTCTATTGAAAGTCAGTTTGCGGATTGGAAGCGCCCACGTGTTAGCCGTTATAATAATGGAAGCCAGCAAGCTAGGTTTGAAGGTGATTTAGGGTTTGAGTTTGTAGAACAGACAACAGAAAAGGCTATATTTTGGGGGCGTGATCGATGAGGGTTGCAAACTGGGAGCAAATTTTATTTAAAGAAGTGGATAAGCACCATGTATTTGAGTGGGGCAAAAAAGATTGCGCCTTGTTTGTTGCCGATATTGTCGAAAAAATGACGGGCATTGATTATGCAGAGCCTTTTCGTGGCAAATATTCAACGGAAAAAGGCGCTTATATGGCGTTAAAGAAATATGGCCACGGCTCATTAGAAAAATGGGTTGATAGTAATTTTAAAGAAGTTAAGCCGACAAAGGCGAAGCGTGGTGATGTGGTTGTTCACAGTTGCTCAATCAATCAGGGTAAGGCGCTTGGCGTGTGTACTGGACAGATGTTTGCAAGCCAAGGAAAAGATGGGACTCAATTTTTTCCTATGATTAAAGCATTAAGAGCATGGGAGGTTAATTAATGCCACAGGCAGTTCCAATTATCGCAGCCGTTGCCTCTGCTGGTGCTGCTAAGGCCGCCGCCGCCGTTGGCTTAGGCGCTATTGCTAGTGCTGTAGTTGGCGCTGTGGTTGCAACCTCTATTGGCGCAATTGGCTCGGCTTTATTTGCGCCTGAGCCGCCAAGCTTTTCTTTGGGTGCTAGTGCGCAAACACAGCCGTTTAGTTCTAAAGCGCAAGGGCGATCGCAGATTATTAGAAGTCCGATAGAAACACATAAAATTATTTATGGTCGCTCACGTGTTTCTGGCCCATTAGTTTTTGCTGAAACAACAGATGCTACAGTTCAAGATGGTGGTGAAACTGACACAGTTCAAAACGGGTATTTACATCTCGTTATTCCATTAGCCGCACATGAGGTTGAAGAAATTGAAACGATTTATATTGATGAAACGCCTGTTACATTAGACGGAAGCGGCTTTGTTACAACTGCGCCTTGGTCTGCGATAGGAAACCCTGCTAACCCTTCTTTTATACGTGTTAAAAAATTCTTAGGCACAGACGACCAAGCCGCAAGTTCTGACTTGGTGAGTGAGGTATCAAACTGGACTGAAAACCATAGACTGCGTGGTATTGCTTATATCTATGTAAGGCTTTTATACGATCAAGACAAGTTCCCTAATGGCCTGCCCAACATCTCGGCGGTCGTTAAAGGGAAAAAGCTTTACGATCCACGCACAGACACAACCGCTTATTCTGACAATTGGGCTTTAATGGTTAGGGATTATCTGACTAATACACGCTATGGCTTTGGCGCTTCTGATTCTGAGGTTGATGATACGACAATTAATGCGGCCGCTAATATCTGTGAGGAATCTGTAACGCTGGCCGATGGAAGCACGCAAGACCGCTATACAGCAAATGGCGTTGTCGACACAGGCCAAAAGCCTTTAGATGTGCTTAATCAAATGCTGTCGGGTGGCGCTGGTACTGTTACTTATTCCAATGGTAAGTATCAGGTTTACGCTGGTGCTTATGACGCGCCAACATATACAATTACAGATGATTGGTTAAGAGGCGGTATCGAAGTGCAGGCTTCAACGCCAAAGAATGAATTGTTTAATACGGTGCGCGGTGTCTTTGTTGATCCTGATAATAGCTGGCAACCTACAGACTTTCCTGAAATTAAAAACGATACAAACATTGCTGAGGATAATGGCGAAGTTTTAGTGCGCGACGTTGAGTTTCCGTTCACAACAAACCCTGTAAGAGCGCAAAGACTAGCTAAAATATTATTGCGTAAATCACGCCAAGGCATTGTGGTTAATATGCCATGTAATCAAAAGGCTATGAGGTTGCAAGTTTGGGATACGGTCAAAGTAACAAATAGCATTCTTGGCTGGAATGAAAAGATATTTCGTGTGGTTAATTGGACATTCTCAGAAGATTTAGGTGTTGACCTTATCTTAAAAGAAGAAGTCGCGACTGATTATAATTGGGATGCAGGAGAGCAAATAACCTACGATGCTGCCCCTAACACAAACCTGCCTAATGCCTTTAGCGTACAAACACCCGGATCGCCAACATTTACAGAGCGCTTAGTCGAAACACGTGGTAGCACAGGCGTTAAAGCGGTTGTTGACTTAGCGGCTATTGCTTCACCTGATCCTTTTGTTGAGCGTTATCAGTTTAGATACAAAAAAACAGGTGAAAGTGAATACATTACAATTCCAACAACAACGACGCCAACGGCTGAGATATTTGATATTGAACCTGGCACTTATGATTTTGAAGTTAGGGCTATTAATAGCATTGGTGTCAAGTCTGATTGGGTCGTTTCAAGTCCAAATGAGATTCAGGGCTTATTAGGTGAGCCTTCACCGATTACGGGTTTAACAATACAATCTATTTCATCATTTGTAATATTGCGATGGGATAGACACCCTGACCTTGATGTAAGGCAGGGTGGCCGTATTATCTTTAGACATTCAAAAGATGGTTCAACTTGGGCGCAAAGCGTAAGCATTGGTAAGGCTGTTAATGGTACGGTAACGGAAACAGTATTGCCATTAAAAGCTGGTACATACTTAGCCCGTGCGGTAGATAGTTCAGGTATTCAAGGTGAGGTGGCGACAGTTTCAACGGCAGGGGCAACCGTTCTTGCTTATGCTAATGTTGACAGTATTGCAGAACATCCTGATTTTAATGGTGTCGGATCAAGCGTTACTGTAGACACATCGCAAAGTCCTGATGTTTTAAAACTTGCGGGTGCTGGCCAATTTGATGATATACCTGATTTAGATGCAGTTTCTAACCTTGATTTATACGGCGGCATTTCAACAAGTGGCACGTATGATTTTGCGGCTGGTATAGACTTAGGCACAGTTAGTAGAATACGCTTAGAGGCTAATATAAAAGCACGTACTGTAGACGAGTTTAATTCTTTTGATGATCGAACAGAATTAATTGACACATGGGTTAATTTTGATGGCGATGCGGATGGCCAAGGCGACTGTGAGGTTTGGGTTAGAACAACAGATGATGATCCAAGCGGTTCACCTGTATGGTCTGATTATGAAAGACTAGATGTTGGTGAATACAATAACAGAGCTTTTGACTTTCAGGCTCGGTTATCAACTGTTGATTCATCATATAATATATACGTAGAAGAATTATCTGTGAGCGCAGATGATATCTAGCATTGAATTTGAATAAATGGTAACATAATAACGAATTAGGGAGAAAAAATGTCGCAGAATGATTTTGTAGTAGCTAACGCAGACGGTGCAACGGTAAGAGCAGATATTAATGCTAACTTGCAAGCTTTAGCATCACTTTCAAGCGGTGCAAGCGAGCCTTCAACGACTTACGCTTATCAAATTTGGGTCGATACTTCGAACGGCATTGTGAAGCAGAGAAACGCTGCCAATACTGGATGGGTTAATCTTTATAAGTTTAACGGCACAACAGGCTTGCAATTTAATTGGCGCAAAGGTGCTGACGTTTCATCTGCGAGTTCTTTAGCGCTTGGTGTGGACGGCAATTATTTTGACGTAACAGGCACAACAACAATCACATCTATCGCAAGCCTTGGTGTTGGAACAATGGTTATGTTGCAGTTTGATGCAGCCTTAACTTTAACGCACAACGCAACAGACTTAGTATTGCCGGGCGGTGCTAATATTACAACAGCCGCAGGCGACCATGCGATTTTTGTTGAGTATGCTTCTGGTGATTGGCGGTGTGTAAGCTATCAAAGGGCGAGCGCTGCTATTGTTTCACCAGATCAAGGCGAGCTTACAATTAGTTCAGGCGCTATCACAGTAACAGGCACAAATCATACAATTGACACAGAAAGCGATGCGGCTTCTGATGATCTGGATACAATCAACGGCGGTACAGACGGTCAAATACTTATTGTTCGCGCTGAGAATGCCGCTAGAACTGTGGTACTAAAAGATGGTACTGGCAACATTGAAACGCCTGACGGGAATGACATTGAGCTTGATGAGGTAGCCAAAGAAGTCATTTTGAAATACGATGGCGCGACTTCTGACTGGCATGTGTTATCTAGCCCTGCTGCGGGTGGCGGTGGTGCATGGGAGCTGTTAGCAACTCAAACAGCTAGTAGTGATGCGACTATTGATTTTATTAGTGCTATAACCTCTACTTATGACACTTACGCTGTCATATACAACGGCGTGACGGTTGGTGCTAATGCCTCCTTGTATCTAAGAACATCAACAGATAATGGCTCTAGTTTTGATGGTGGCGCAAGTGACTACTATTACAGATATGTCACAAACTCGGGGAGTGTGTCAGGGGCAAGCACGGCAGCTGCGCAAATAGCTCTTACAACCGTAATAGGCCCTGCCGCTGGTGAAAGCGGTAACGGAATTATATACATTCATGACCCCTTAAATTCATCTTTGGTTACAACCTTCACTTATCAATCAACGATGACATTTACGACAGCGTGTACATCACTTACAGGATCAGGAACAAGACAAGCAGTGGCCGATGTTGATGCATTAAGATTTCTACTAAACACAGGAAACATACAGACAGGTGATTTCTACCTTTACGGCCTCAAAAAATCATAGGAGAGCGATATGAAGATTTTACATGACGGAACAGAAGTATCAGACGAAACGCCAACAAGGCTTGTAAACGGCAAGCGTTATCTTTTAACCCAAGAAGAAATTGACCAGCGTGAGGCTGAGGCAGAAGCTAGTCAGTTAGCAATGCTTCCTGATTATAACGAGCAAAAACGTGAACAACTAATAGCACAGGGTGCTACATTTGATGGCATTACAATCAAAACAGATGACCGCACATTAATTTTCTTTACGAACCTATTTATGCAAGCCAATGCTGACAGCCAGTTTACCTATAACGGTTTTAATGCGATTAACGGTAGGTTCAATCTAACCAACGCACAGATTAAAGGTTTGTACGTGGCTGGGCAAACAGCGATCAAAGGTGCTTTTGATCTTTATAATGCAGTAGATGCCAAAATAGACAACGGCACAATCACAACCACAGCGGAGATAGACAGTGAGTACGAAGCGTAGATTTTGCACAGTGCCGAATATACCTTTCTTTCGCGACTGGTACGTAAAGCGTTATAACTCAGCTTGCGAACGTCATGACCATGAATACGCTATCTATCAAGACAGATTCGGGTATAGCTTCACAACACTTAGGTTGCGCTTCGAATCAGATGTTGACTACATATTCCATATCCTAAGAATTTACGACAAGTCTCCTATTCTTGCACGAATTGGCCACGGCTTGTTCGGAATTTTGCACATGCCATTCTTTATGGCGAATAACCTAGTTTACACAATAAAAATAATAATCAATAAAATTAAGGGCGGTTAGATGGATGCAGAGCTTTTACACGCAATTGGAAAATACTTATGGTTGCCATTGGCTGGGGTTTTGGGGTGGTTTATGAAAACGCTACACAACCAAAATAAAGAGCGCCATGATATAACGACTGCGCAGATTAATGACTTTAAGGATGAGCTTACCGAGATCAAACTTAACTACATTACGCGTGAGGAATTGCAGCGTACAATGGATAGCTTTCAAAAGCAGCTTGATAAGCATGATACGAAGCTAGACCGTCAAGACGTAAAGCTTGATAGAATATTGGAGAAACTATGATCCCAAAGCCTGATGCCAATGACCCGTTCAAGAACAGAAGAACCCTTGCATACATTAGTTTTCTATACGCTTTTGTTTATGCTGCCTTTACAATGTACGGCGCTTTGCAAGGTACGTTCTCAGCCGCAGAAATAACAGCATTAAACGCTATCCCGTCATTAGTGACTGGCGCTACGCAATGGATGTACTTTGATGCGGTTAATAAGGCAAAATAATACTTGATATATACAAAATAATATGTATTAATAGTTTTAAGGATGCGTGAACATCCGACCTAGCTGCTACTAGGATTTAAGAACTCAAAAGCCCCCTCTTTCGAAAGGGTTTACTATAAGAACAACAGATCAAAAAGGCCGTATTTTTAATTAAGTATGGCCTTTTTTATATCATATATGATATAATTTATATAATAGAACCCGCCAAGGCTATGCTTATGCACCTCAAATCGGCGGGTCTTTTTTTGCCGTTAAAATTGCCGCTATTAATTAAACGCCATCATGTACTTAAGCATTAATCTTGTATAAATTTTGCCGCTATCCTTGTCGGCTTTCTCATTAAAATTCCATGCAACTCTACGTACATTTACTTTTTATCAATAATTCCATATAATTAGATAACAACCTTACGAGGGGAGTCTAATTTGGCAACGATGAAAAACAACACGCCTCAGCCATATGATAAAGATATCTATGATTATCATGAGGCGTTAAAGAAAAAGGGCGTTAATGGCGCTCAGAGGCTAACGGCAGAACAATTTAACGTATCAACAAGAACAGTTAATAATGCCATTAAAAGGGTTAAGAAACTTGGCCCAGACCTTTGGATTAAGTCTATAAGCCGTGATAGGCTAGAAGACAACATTGCTACAGCGACACCTGAGGGGCAAGTTTTAAAAGGTTCTAGTGCTTTGCTAGATGCAGACGGAAACGTCAAAATCCAATGGGTTAAAACAGATAAAGCAAAAGAAGACCAGCTTAATCAAATTAAAGAAATTATTGACGGTTTTGTAAAAGACATAAAGCCGATAGAACAAATAGAGCCAGTTAACGCAGAGGCCGACCATAATCTTTTAACGGTCATTCCTTTTGGCGATCCGCACTTCGGGTTGTATTGCTGGGCTGATGAGGTTGGCGAAAGCTTTGACCTTGAAATTGCCGAACGTGATTTATGTAATGCCGTTAAGCATCTTGTAGACATTACGCCAACGAGTAATAAATGTTTAATTGCTAATCTTGGCGACTTTTTCCACGCAGACAATATATCAGGTACAACGACACGCTCAGGCCATGTATTAGATATGGCATCAAGACCAGCCGATATGATTAATGTGGGCTTAAGGGCAATGCGGTTTTGTATTGAATATGCAGCTCAGAAGTTTAACGAGGTTGAGGTTATAAACGCTATTGGGAACCATGATGACATTACATCTATGTTTCTTGGAGCGGCTTTAAATAATATTTACGCTGATAACCCACGTATTAAAATACAAGACAATGCGCGCCATAGGCATTATGTGCGCCATGGTAGAGTTCTTATTGGGGTCACCCACGGCCATGAAACTAAAGACCAAGACTTGGCCCTTTTAATGGCCAATGATATGAAAGAAGACTGGGGTCAAACGCGCCATAGGTATTTCTACCGCGGCCATCACCATCATGATAGTAAAAAAGAATATAATGGATGTATTGTGGAGCAGTTTAGGACGCTTGCACCTAATGACAGCTATGCACATAATCACGGCTGGTTGTCTGGCAGGGATATGAAAGCTGTTATACATCACGTAAAATATGGTGAAGTGGCACGTCATACGTGTTCTATTGATATGCTTAGGAGCAAAGACAATGAGGCCAATTAAAAAAATTATAGTACATTGTGCTGACACTTATCCTAATATGGATATTGGTGTCGTTGAGATAACTAAATGGCACACAACGCCAAGCCCTACAGACCCTAGTAAACCTTGGCCTGATATAGGCTATCATGACGTTATCCGCTTAAACGGGCGCATAGAGATAGGCCGTAGCATTCATTTATCAGGCGCACATGCCAAAGGCCATAATCATGACAGCATTGGAATCTGCTTAGTCGGTGGCAAATCACAAGATAACGAGCCTGAGAATAATTTCACAGAAAAACAATTTAAATCTTTAGCGCAATTGATTAGAATGTATAGAGTAACCTATGGCGCTGATTTGCCTGTTTATGGTCATAGCGACTTTAGTGCTTATAAGACATGTCCTAATTTTAATGTCAAAGCTTTCTTAGAGGAGCATAATTTATGATTAGCTTATTAAAAAATCCTTATGTGATTATGGCTGTTATATCTGTTATAGTTAGCGCTTTTGTAGTAGGATATATAAAAGGGCGCTCAGATTTAAAAGCCAGTATTGCAACACAGGCGCTTAATAAACAAGTAGAAAGCATAAGTAAATCAAATGAAGTTAAAAAAGAAATTCAGTCACTTGATGAAATTAAGCTTAATCGCTATTTGTGCGAGCTTGGCAGCGTGCGGAACAATAACGGATGTTAAATGCCCTGCATGGCTAGAGCCTGCATCTGTTAGCTTAGAGGATACTTTTCAAAGTAAGCAATGGGGCGCTAGATATGAGACCAACCGTCAGCGCGATTGCTAGACCGTCTCTTGCGCGCCTTTCTATGGCAAAGACTATGATGTTCTTCGCAATATAAACCATTCTCAGCATGTTTACCACAAAATAGGTGCTTACCTTCATAAGAGGTAGGGAAACGGCACTCATTGCGCTTTAAATCAAGAAGGGGTATATGCCTTATTCCTTTAACTTTTATATGCTTTAATTGGTAGCTTGTTGGCTTTGCTTCTTTGCCTTTCATATGGCGGCCAGTTCCAGCACCTACATTCTTAGGTCTAGATAATCCAAGCCTGTTTATCTTGCCAATTACAGCAGAGCGCGTTTTGCCATTGCCTAGGTTTTTAGCTATCTGGTTAGCGGTATAATCTTTTTTCTTTAACTCGATTAATATTTTTACATCTTCTTTTGTCCAAGACATTATTTTCTCCTTCGTTAATTGGCATCGCAAAGCCGTTATATGCTACGTAGTTAGTCATTTTAGTACTGCTCCTATTGCCATAATTAAACCATCATCAAACCCTTTTCGGTAGTTTTCTTGATATTCACTTCGCTGTCCTGCCATTACATCACTTTTAAGTAGTAAGGCCGCTTCCTCGTCTTTAGTTGTAAATATAAGTTTATTAATTCCTCTCCATTTAATTTTGTGGACTTCTATATCTACTGTTTGATTTGCTTCACTAATGCTAGGTGTATGCTCTTGTATAAACGATGCAGTAACAGGTCGAATAATAGGAACTCTAAAAAACGGCCTATAATTATTAAGAAGGTCTCTTTCGTTAAAAGGTACTTTTATGAAAGTAATTGGCTCAAAATCTTCATATGCGTATAAAACTATTTTACTTACCATCACTCAATCTCCCTTCGGTGGTTTAGATCGTGGCATTAAATCGATTAAATGTTGTGGCACGTATAATACGGGCATTTGACCCATGTTATAATCACCTTCAACTAAAGGCATTACCTTAAAACCTTTTGACCAAACATAATCAATCCAATCATCCATGGTTTTAATTTTTGGTTTTATTAGTTTTTTAGCCTCATCGTATTTATTCGTCATTGGTTAGCTCCTTTAAATGTTCGTCTATGGCTTTTATTGCCCTTAAATGTCCCTCTATGGTTCGTGCGTGATCTTCCTTAAAAGAAGCTACTTGCAACATGCCCCTCACCTCTTTAAGCAGTGCGGTGGTTTTGTTGTCGGTGCGGGTGTTTTTCTCTAAAATGTAACTATTTACTATGTCCCTCATTAGCAGAGATGTAAGTTCAGGGTCTTTTTGCTTAAGCATATCTTGTATAATTTCACCCCTTAATTCATCATCGTCAGCAAGGTATTCAGCCCCGTTGTAAGGTTTTGTAATATTTGTCATTTTTTTGCCTTTCTTAATTTTGGTGGGGGCTGGATGCATCCTTTATAGCGCGGCCATGAAGTCACAACCCCTCGGCAACCCCCATAAGTTAAATGGTGTGTGGGGTGGGACTCGAACCCACCTCGGTCTTGATTCACAGTCAAGTGGATTGCCTCTATCCTACCCACACTCAATACTCATCCTTGTCTAAATAAAAATCTGTTTTCCAATATAACTAAAAATCTTTTACTCATTCTCTTAAACCTCAATACTTTCTCTAATTGCCTCTAGTATCGGCTTATTGACACGCCACCATTTTAAAGCTTTCTTACCGTCCATCTCTAGAATCCGCTTGTCGTTAAAGCTTATCCACTCATCCCACGTATGGCGCTCACACCCTATTTGCATGTAATTTCGTTGGATGTAGCATTCATACAGGTCGGACTTGTAATGTCTCAGATCAGCCCTTGTCAGATCAACCTCTGTCAGATTAGCCCATCTCAGCTCAGCCTCTCTCAGATTAGCACTTGTCAGATTAGCCCTTGTCAGATTAGCCCCTGTCAGATTAGCCCATGTCAGATTAGCCCCTGTCAGATTAGCCCATCTCAGCTCAGCACTTGTCAGATCAACCTCTGTCAGATTAGCCCATGTCAGATCAACCCCTGTCAGATTAGCGTCTGTCAGATTAGCCTCTGTCAGATCAGCCTCATTCTCAAGACCCCATTTAACAGCAAGCCCTAACTTAAAACCGTAAGGTGCGCTCTCGTCACAATCAATTTCAGCTGTGAACTTTACTTTGCCTGTGTATCTGTTTTTTACTTCAAATTTCATAACTATCTCCTATACATTATCTCGCAACCGAGCTTATCTTTTAACCTATTGCACGTTGTCTCACTGGCCATCTGCTCTAGCTTCCATGTTGGTAACCCACTAATGTTAAAACATCCAGCGTCTATTCTGTCAGCAAGGTTGTTCATCTCAAATCCTCTGTTACTGGTGGCAATGCTGTACTTAATGTGCACTCTACGCCTGATCCATGTAACCCTCTGTATATCTCAACTTGGCCGCCAAAATAACCTAGCGCAATGCACATGATAATGACTAAGCTGTTTCTTATATCGTTTTTGATATTGTTCATTATTTTTTCCTTTCTGTTATATTGATAATACCTATATTAAATGTAATGTCAATAAGAAAATATAAAAAATTATAAATATCTTTTTGCAATTAACAACAACATACCGTCTTTAGTTTTATTTAGCTTTACGTCATCCCATGACCAGCCATTGCGTTCCATAACATCTTTAATGGCCTGCTCATGGTGTCCTTGCCAGCCAGCGCTTAAAACAGTCATTGGTTTAAAATGATATTTCAACATCTTCTAACTCATCATTTTCAGGGAATATATAATCATCAACGCGCCAATATTTCCCTTCCTTATGCGCAATAATCTTTTCAGGTGTCGGGTACTCATAATCAAGCGCATCGTCTACACATAATGGCGCATCAAAATCAGGCAAAAATTTGTTATGCCACTTTTCGGCCTTATTTCTGGCAAAGCCCGTATGGTTAAAACATACCCATTCCTTAATGCCTCCGTGCATTGTCGTGTATGTCACGCACATTGTGGCTGTGTTCTCAGGGTTGTTACTTTTATGGTGCTTATGTGTACGCATACCCATGACATGAATTTCCATTGGCGGTTCAGGCTCAGACAACAAACTTCTATTTGTAGACGCGCCTTGCTGAATATTCGCAACGCCAAAATCATAACTGCACTCATAGCAATATCTTTGAGCCGCGTAGCAAATGGCTTCGCATTTAGGACATGTTTTAGTAACAGCTTCGCCTTCACCCTTTTCCCTATCAATAAAGTTTTTTTTAATATTAATCTGGTCAATAGCGCCAAGCTCATCAATAACGCCGCCAAAGTCTAGAACAAGACAGTCCTCTTTTCCCTCAGCGATACGCATACCACGGCCTAGGCATTGTATATAAAGAACAGGGCTTTTTGTCGGCCTCATAAAAGCAATTAAATCAATATCAGGTGCATTAAAACCAGTTGTTAAAACGGCAACATTTACAAGACATTGTATCTTGCCATCTTTATAGTCTTGAATAATTTTGTCGCGTTCCTCGCTTGGCGTTTTACCTGTTATCATCTCACAGGTAATTCCATAACGCCTTATTTCGTCACGAACATGTTCACAATGAGCAAGGCCAGCCGTAAAAATAAGCCATTTCTTACGGTTTGTTTGTTCTGCGTGGTGGACAATTTCAGCGACACAATCTTTTGTTATTTCGCCAGTATCAATTGCTCTTTCAAGTTGCCCTGCAATATAATCGCCATTGCGTGTGCCAACATTGCTAACATCCATCTTTGTCTTAACTTGTGGTGTGATAGGTTTGGCAAGATAGCCATTATCAATCATATATTTAATGCCAATTTCATAAGCAATGTCATCAAACAGCCTGTTTTCACCTTCATCAATACGGCCTGTGTCAGCTCTAAAAGGCGTTCCAGTAAAACCAACAATCCGGCAGCTAGGATTCAAAGCTAAAGCGCTGTCTATAAAGCGCCTGTACTGCGTATCTGTTTTATGACTTATCAAATGGCACTCATCAACAAGTATCAAATTAGGCGCGCGATTAAACTTGCCTATCTTGTTATGGATAGATTGAATTGAGGCAAAAGTAACATCGTTATGAAGTCGCTTTTGTTTTAAGCTTGCGCAGTAAAAGCCATAATCACATTCAGGGTATTGCTCACTTAATTCCTCAGAATTTTGCACGAGCAATTCTTTTACGTGGGTTAGCACTACAATTCTTGCACGTGGCTTAAGCTCATGCGCTTTCTTGATAGTCTCGGCCATCATTAAGCTTTTGCCTGAGCCAACGGGCGCAACGATTAATGGGTTACCTTCGTTTTCACGTAAGTATTCAAATAAAGAATCTAGTGCGGCTTGCTGATAATCACGTGGTGTTTTCATACAAATGTATCTTGCTCTATCTTTTTCTGCGGCTCAATAAATAAATCAGGTTGTTTATATGCTTCCTCAATTCGCTTACATGCTATATCAAAATAATTCTCATCAAGCTCTGTTCCAATAAACTTACGCCCCATCTTTGCACATGCAACGCCCGTTGTGCCGCTACCCATGAAAGGGTCATGGATGGTTTCGTTCTGATTTGTAAAATCTTTTAATATTTCTGACATTAGCTTTATTGGTTTTTCTGTAGGGTGCACGCCGTGTCGTTCACGTGAATTTGTAAGATGTGTATATACGCCACGCTTGCCGCCAGCATTCCACTTACTGTGCCCTTTTCCGCACCATGCTGTAACAAAGCATTCGGCCCCTTGTGCGGGGCACTGACCATTTAGCTGAGGTGTACTATCTGGTTTGATCCATAAACAGGCTCTCTTATATTTCATAGGAGACGGATTAATAACATCAGCCCAGCGAGCCACACCCTCGATAGTGCAAAACGCAATAAACCAACCATCACAAGCAGGGTAAGATATATCTACAATACTTTGTCGGATATGGTCTATCCCATTGAAATTCAAGCCTTGTAAGGCTGGGCCACCGTCTAAGCGCACGGGTGCGCTTGCTGAGTTTTTACTATCATGCAAAGACTGCTCATATGGAGGATCTGTTATTATATGATCAACTTTATCCAGTATTGGCATGACTTCAAAGCAATCCCCTAGGTACAAAGTGCAATCACCGATTGTTTCTTTTCTTTTATATGTCATCCATGCCTCTTATTAAAATACCTTCTTATTAAATAACTTCTAACTAAGCTTACAATCGTAAACACAACACTTATAAGCATACCGTCTGCAATCGTTACAGGATAGCCAAATAAAGGCAATACAGTAATGTTTGCAATGAATCCTATGGCAATGCCTATCGCTATATTTATAACGCTTTCTAGCAAGCTCTGTAGCTTAGTTTGAGCCATGGCATACCTCACTGAAATCGCAAAATCTACACAGCCAAAAGTCAGGTTTATCGCTTATGCGCATTGGCTCTTGTGTTGCGTTTATAATTTGCCAAGCTCTGTCACGATAATATTCGGCAATTTCAGGCTCATACTCAGTTCTGCATGTCATAATATCTCGACCACCCGCCTTGGCGACTGTTGTGTAGTGCCGATCAATTTTAAAATAATGCATATAAAGCTGGGCTTGTGCATAATAGTTTTCATTCCATTTTTTTAAAACACGCTTTGTATCCATAGTAGTTACAAGCTTTGTAAACTCATCATATTTCTTTTTTTCAGAAGCTTTGCACTCCCAAACATGCCACACATTAGGCGCTTGCAATATACCCTTTATGAAACCATCGCAATGCCCTTTAAACTTACCGTCAAAATCGCTAAAGCCAAATTGAAAGCCATTTTCGTCATGGGTATGAAGTTCAATAAATGGCAAGCTTCGCAATCGCTCAGCAATTAAATCTTCTGTACGGTGTCCATCGGCAAACTTCCAAAGCGTTTCAGCAGAAAAAGGCTTGCGCTCATATCCTTGATACGTATACCAAATCTTACGAGCGCAAGCATCCCCTATTAAACTCGCCCCAAGGTAACCCCTAGACGGTTGCTTCGCCGCAGCTTCTTTTTCTTGTTTTTTTAAAGCCTGTATTGTCGGATCAACCGCCATAGGGATTTTTACCATTGCACTAAAAGCCCGGATTACCTTGGTTGTTTGTCGCGGCAGGGAAAGGCGGTGCTGAATTAGCCGCTTGTGGGGTTGGCGCACCCGCACCACCTACAGCAGGAACAGGTAAATACTTCTTAATTTCTGACCTGTCTTTTCCCTCTACTGTTTCGCCTTTGTCATTTTGCCAGTCATCCTGTTTCTTAGTATAAATTTCCAGCATTAAAGGCTTATTGTGCAAATCATTACTGTCTGCCACTTGTTCAACACCAACTGCATCCATGATCTCAGCCAATTTCTTTTTGGCAATTTCTACAGCCTGTGGATTAGGGTTATCCAAATTTAAGCGCTCAAAAAACTCAGTGTTAGCATACTGACCTTCTGTCAATACAAATTTAAGCTCTAAATAAGAACCAGTCTTTTTGCTGTTTTCTTTTAATTCAGAAGAAACAATAACAGATTTATACGTGCCGGGATCAATCAAGACACCGCCACCACCACTTGTTGGGTCTGGTAGTTCGTTTCGTGTAAAAGTTTGATTTAGTGCAACCATTCTATTCTCCTTTTGGTTGTTGTGGGTTAGTAATTTTTTGGTAAATCTTACCAAGGTCAGCAACTTCATAAAAGTCTAAAGCCCCTGACCTGTCTTTTGCTTCATACTGGTTATCACGTTGAGTTTGCAACCTACGTTGTAAATTGCCCTCCTCATCACGCCAAGTATGAAGTGCAAAACACTCATCAAAGAAATATGGCAGGCTTGCGCCAACTTTTGTGCCGGGCGCACTAGGGCTGTAAATAAAGCCGCCTGTTATCTCATCTTTTGTTCTTTCTTGTTTAGCTGAAAAATAAACATTCTTATCTAAGTCTCTAAATGAGCGAATAAGTGATGTCATAATTTCCTGCATTTCGCCATAAGCCTGCCTTACGTCTTTGGCTTTTTTCTTTTCAGCCGCCAATACTGTTTCGGCAATCTCAGAAATACTATCAAGTGTTACCCACTCATATTTGTCGTCATTAGCTAAAAAGCTATGAGCTTCGCGTAAGTCATCTAGCGACTTAATAGCAACAGTATCAATTGACTCACTTCTAAGGGATAACAGGCCAGCCTCAGCGCTTAGAACAATGTTGTTTGGCACTGTTGCGGATAGCCTTGTTTTGCCAGCACCAGCAGGCGCATGGACTAAGATTTTGACCTTTGGTTGTGGTATGTCCTTTGTATTAATTATTTGCATTTAATTTTTCCTTTCAATTTTGATTTGTGGTTTCCCTTGCTCAACTGTTCTAGCTGGCTCAAAGAATTTCTGAATTTCACCTGACCAGTTTTTATACTTTGTTTCTGATACAGCATATTTTGTTGTCATATAGACATCGGGGTTTTGCTTAGAATTAATAATGCTTTGCTTAATTGTTTTTAAAGTTTCTTGATCCCAAACAATCTTTTTGGGAACAGTGTATTTTACCTTATGATTGCCAAGATCAATATTAACAGTACCGCAATTATATTCATTGTTTTTTAAATTCTCAACAACCTGTTGTGAAATAGTGTCGTTTAAATCATCATATAATTCAGACAAATAACTCTTTAAATCATCTATCTGTTTTTCAATTTTCAAAATCTCATCTAGCGTTTCGGTCATTGCTTTTTCCTTTCTAATGTTTTATATTTACTTATATTACACAGGTTTTTTTGCTTGTCAATAAAAAAATATAATGTTATATAATAATAATAATAGAGAGGTTATGAAATGGAAAACAACTTTTTAACAACTGAGGAATTATCGAAGCGCTGGGGCTATTCTGTAAATACGCTTAATCAATGGCGCTCAGATGGCAAGGGGCCGGAGTACATTAAGTTCAAAGGTGTTAAGTATCGTCTTGAAGCTGTTGAAGCGTACGAAAAAGAGAGAGGGCTTGTTTAGCCTGAGAATAATCATATATACGTAAAACAGCACGGGGATTGTCTCTATCAATTCCCTTGTGCTGGCACGCAACATATCTCACATAATTATAATTATCATCAATTAACACTTTAGAGTTGACTAAAGCATCACAGGCAAACTTGTCAGTGATTGATCCCACATTCATAACATCGTACATGCGTTTATTGGGTGCATATATTGAATAAATAATAGCAACTGGATTTTCTAGCCTCTCTCTTAAGTCCATATCATATATAAAAGAAGCGTAGTTTTTTTTGGCATCGTTCAAGATACGATAATGCGCGTTTCTATATTGGTTCAAGTTACAGGAAAACATTTTTTTACCGACCTTAACCCTCAATGGAATTTCAATTTCTAAAATCGGATATATTTGTTCTGTCATTCAATCGCCATATATTCTTTTGATGGCCTGCCACGTTTACCTGTTTCGGCTTGCCTTTCTTCTATTAGACCAGCATCCACTAAATCCGTCAATATCTCGTCAATATATTTGCGCGGATGTGCAGAGTATGGTGCTTGCTTAATCATGTTAGAGCGCATAACCCATCCACCAGCATCACGCAAGGCTTGTAGAAATTCTTTCTTATGGCCTTCATAATCAGAGCTTGATATCGTCATTTTCAGCTTATTAATCGTCTTATCAAGATTATACTTAACATAGGCAATAGCCCATTCAATATCTTCCTTTTCAATAAACTCAGCCATAGGATCACGGCTTAAAGCAGCGATAAGAGACAGCCTCATTGCCATCTCATTAGATCGCCCTGAAATTTCTTCCATGCCATATGTTTCAAGGTCGTTGGCAACGCCTACGCAATACCATTGAAAATCTTCCTGAGCCGCAATTGCTTCTTGCGTAAATTGTATGACAACTGGCTGCGCTTCCTCGCTTGATAAATGCTCAAACTTGACCCTAGATTGCACCTTAGCAACCCAATCAATAATACTTTGTGGAACGTCAATGACTGGCTTGTGAACCCTAATTGACCTTTCAGCATCTGATATAGATATAATAAACCTGTTTATAAAACCGTCTTTAATAGCGCCAGTACCAAGGGTCTTATAAAGCGTTGAGGGCGTACTCATGCCGACAAGTGTAATAGCCGGATTGTATATGACCCTGTTTTGAATTGCTTCTGCATCTGACTTCTTAAGGGTCATTGTAGAATACGCTTGCGGTCTCATAACATTATGGCAACGGCCAATCGCTTCCATTAATTTCGTGTTGGCATCTCGTTTGTGGTGATCCCCGCCTTTAATATTGGCCGCGCTTTCCAAGTGTCTGCCAAATTCGTCAATGACAGTGATGTGCTTTGGCTTAATAAGAAGCTGTGAGAATACAGCCCCGCTTGATGAATACCCGTCCCCCGATATGAGTGACCCGTTGCCTGTTTCATCGAGCAACTTTTCAATGACTGTTTTTGCGTGTTCTTTTCCTGTCCCTGATTTACCAATGTTAAGTAAGAACAGCGAGGCGTAGTTTTCCAAACTTGTTTTAAATTCTCTGCCCAAAATGATTGACCCAAAAGCAATGGCGCTTTGTAGGGCAAAGCCAAGCTGTTTGTTACCACTGGTTGTGTTGTAATAATCATAGACATCTGTTAAAACTCCTTTATGCGGTTGCGGGATATTGTCGTTGTTTTTATCATCCTTTTTCTGATAAGGTTTTACATCCGATAATTGGAAAAACTCTTTAAGCTTTACTAAGCCAGCGCTGACTAATACATCATTAAAATCTAGCCCGTCTTTTGTGTCAGGAAAAACAACGTCTATATTTAAGCCTTCTGCAGCCTGTGTTGCTTTTGTTCTACCCGGATTATCTTTTGTCTCAATATCATCATCACCTGCAATGATAACTTTGCTATTCGGGTTCTGTGCCTTGGCGATAGATGAAGCTTCGTAAAGATTATTACAATTAAAACAAACATACACGGTTGAACCTGTGGCTTGCGCAACCGCGTCACCTGTAGAAAGCCCCTCAGCAACGTACACAGGTTTTGAGGCATCGCCTTTAATAACAAAATAGCCGCCTTTTGTTTTACCACCCGTCTTAAACGATTTAAAGCCATTCTCGTATATTTTTTGCAATGACATGATTTGTCCGTCTTGATTGAGAACAGGAACAAGTAAAGCATTATCGGCCTGCCGTATATCGCTTAAGTTCTTAATTTGCTTATTTTTAATATACGCATGGTCAAAGGATGCTTCGCCTGCTGCCATATACTCGTCATAGGCTTCCTTAGCGGCCTCCTCATATATCCTGTTTTGCTCTTCTTCACGCATAGCCCGCATCTTTTCAAGCTCTGTATGGTAGTTTAAGCGCTCTTGCGTGGTCATTTGGCTAAAGTCACGCGAAACCCATGTGATCTTATCACCTGCGCGCCAGCTTCCATATGTGCCTATACCAATGCACTGGCCTTCATTATGGCTATCTGTTACTTCAACAAAATGCAGCCACCCTGTTTTTTTGTTACCTTTATCTTGCGGGTCTTTTATTCGCTGTATTTTCCCAACCAATATACCTTCTTTTGGCGGCTCGAAACCATCGGATATTAATTTTTGCTGGAAACCATGCCGAGGATCGCCTTGGAATTGCGGCTTAGATCGTTTACGGATTTCTTCTATCGATTTCTTGTAAGGGGTTAGGTCAACCATTAGCTAGCTTCAGCCTCTATCTTTTTCATTTTTAGCATATAGCTTACAAGGCAAGTTTCAATAGCATTGCTAAAATCATCCTCTGATAACGATAAATCAATTTGTTTTAAAGAGCTTTTAAATACTTCGCTTTCTTTAACAATCTTATCCATCTGTAAATCAGTGTTTTCAATAATCTCATTAATTGCTTTTTGTCTTTGGCTCAATAACTTTTTATTTATTGTCATCGTTTACTACCTTTTCTTGATGTGTTGTTTCTTGTTCATTTATAAAATACACGTACGCACTCGCTATCCATACGCTAAGCAATATTATTCCTATGAGAATTGATGCCGCCTGTTTGTCGATTTTAAACATTGTATAAAACATCAAAATAATTTGACAGCCAAAAGCAATAAAGGGCAACGTAAAAAATATATCAATTATTAACATCACATCCCTACCCCTTCATCTATAAGCACACGGAAATGTGGCTCGGCTTGTTTAGCGGCTTCTTTGGTTGGGAAGTAGACCTCTCCTAGACATTGTTTTAATAAATTAAGCGCAATATCGAATTCATGTTCATAATGGTCATACATCAATACCCACCTTCTTTGCATCTCATCATTCCAATCAATCTCATGCGGTTTAAACGCCAGTTCACGGATAGCTTTACGGGCTTTTGCGACACGTTCGGCTTGTTCATAAGTGCGGAAGTATTCTTTGTATTCGGCGGCATCGCCGTAATAATATACCTTTGTCTGATATGTTTCACAAACGCCACCCAACTCATTTATAAAATAAAACTCCTCACACTCTTCTGGGAACCAAGGTTGTTTGTTTTTAAGCTGTTTCTGTAATCGCTCAAGTTGTTCTTTTGTTGCTTGAATTTCTTTTTCTAAGTCTTTAGTCATTTTTTAGCTCTCTTTCCATTAGCATTTGAATGTGTTTGGCTTGGTCTAGGTGTTTCCAGTGGGTTGGGTTACAAGGTATTTCATAGCCATCGTTCCCGCCATTTATAAACCACCAGTCAGGCATGTTTGCGCCATTAGGCTCATCATAGGAACGGTCATCAAACCCTCCCCCATAAATTGCAGTATGTACACCGTCCGCAGCATGGCTTTCAAACTCACACCAAACCCCGTAAATAGTCAAAACTTCATCGCCTAAGTGGTAAGGGTCTTTTTCATGGCATGTTTTTACGTAGATTTCTGTATCATCCTTCGGCGCACTCTCAATATCAAACCAATCATCACCGCTTGCTATTTTCTGTAATACGGACAAAGCGGCTTTAATTTGTTTTACGTCTACACCTACACCTATTATTGCTCTACACTCATTGCCTTCATAATTTTTGAGTTTTACAACTTCAAAAGCTTTTATAGCTTCCTCAATCATCTTAATCGTGTCCTGTTTCATTTTGTTGCTCCTTAAACAGTTTTGCCACACATGCAATACTCACTGCTTTCATAGCAAATATCACATTCGTCCATCTCTATATTTCCAGTGTCGTCATCGTAGTTAAAATAATCACTCATTCTCTTTAACCTTTCTCTAATTTGTTCGCTTTGATATAACTTATTTTACTCCGTTTAAAGCGGAGAGTTTATGTGTTTGTTAAAGGCTAAATCTCTTGTAATTTGTACTTTTTACCGTCAATTTCTACGACTTTACCCGCACAAGATTGTGTATCTTTTTCAGGATCGAAGCCAAAAATTTCAATAAACACTTCTCTGTCATAGTTGGGTAGTTTAAACGTCTTTTCTTTATCCTCTTTATCCGCCTTATCCCAAGCCTCTTTGTAAGCATCTTGTAAGGTTGCATAAGCTTTTAAATAACCGCCAGTTGTTACGTATGATGGATAAGCGTCTTTTTCCCTATCATTCATATCTTTTTCACTAACCCATGTTACTAAACTTACATGCATCCAAGAGGGCTTGTCAGCATTCAACCAATCTTGTCGCTTTGCTGGTCGGTTAAAAATTAGGCAATCTTCAGGAGTAACTGTGTTACAATATCCTGTGTTACAGTTTCCTGTGTTCCAGTTTCCTGTGTTACGGTGTCCTGTGTTACGGTGTCCTGTGTTAAAACCTCCTGTGTTACGGTGTCCTGTGTTACTATTTCCTGTGTTCCAGTTTCCTGTGTTACGGTCTCCTGTGTTACTATTTCCTGTGTTACAATATCCTGTGTTACGGTGTCCTGTGTTACGGTGTCCTGTGTTACGGTGTCCTGTGCTCATTTTCCATACCTTTCGTTTTAAGTGTTAATTATCCTCGATCGATTCCGCTAGTTTTGATAGGATATATGCTTTCATTTGATCTGATCCTTTTTGATAAGCGTGATATTCACTTTCTGTCTTTTTATAACCTTGGTTATCCGCGTTCGGGCATAAATTATCTTTATCAATGATCGCGAATAACTGCTCGATCTTTTCATCATTCATTTGCTCACCTCTTCAACCTCTAAATTCTCCACTAAATCTCTTAAATACTCTAAAACTTTTTGTTTGCTTGTATTTAACTTTGGGCATTTGTCAAACTCTTCCGCTATGTAACTAGCTTGGAATGGCCATTTTGAATCATCGCCTGCTTGATAGCAAAAGTTATCTACAAACGCCTTTAAAAAAATGGCTTGCTCTTTTGAATTCATTTCAGAAAATTTCCAAGCCAATTGTTTTGTGTTTATAACAATAAGGCATGTGTTTTCTTTACCGTCGTCAAAATAAAATTCATTACTCATTTTTTAATCCATCCTATATGGTTTCATTAAATAAAATCCGCTCTTCTATTATAACTTTCTACTAAACCAGGAGCACCGCACGTTACTTCCATAAAATGCTCTAAATCCCTTTCAGACACGTAACTATGAACCCAATTATCAATCCTAAGCCCTTCATTTACAGTATCCCATACATGGCGCTGGAACCATTGGTTACCGTTTTTCGTCACTTCTATCCAGTAACCATTAATATCAAAATGACGGTACTCATTATATTTTGTTCTGTATACTTTCTGCGCGTCGTTCATAATATCACCTCATCATCTCGTTAATGCAAGTTTGTTCAGTGTAATTCGTGTTTTCAATGCACTTATCGATCTGGGCTTGCGTTGGTTGTCCTGTTAAAATTAAGCCTAGCATAGACGTTGCTAATATTAGGCCAGCTATTAAATATGGTAACGGGTTATTCATCACATCCTCTTTCTAATCTTTCCTCAAGTTCTTTAATTACATTAATCAGCGGCTCATCCTCTGGAAAAATGTCAAACACCTCAAGCTTTCTTTTGCCGTCAAGCTTTTTATAAGCGTAAACCGTAAAGCATTTGTTTTTATCGTTCACGCATTTGCCAAAAACGCCAGCTTCAATTTTTAATTGCATCACTCACCGCCTTTTGCTTTTGCGATTGCTTCGCACACTTGGATTTTTAAGTCAGGCCAGTGCGCAAATGTTTCTGCGCTTTCTGCTGCTAAGTCCTCCAAAGCTTCAAGCAATTCATAATGTGAGTTACAAACACGCGCTATGAATTCGCCATCGCCTTTATATTGTAGTTGACCTTCATAAACCACTACAATATCGCATTCAGCGCCATATATGGCGTTATTGTCTGGGTCATACCTATAAGGCAATTCTGTGTGTTTTGATTGTGTCATTTTGTTTCCTTTCTTTAGTTACTTTAAGAAGCTGAAAAGGTTAGTTTGTAAAAGTTTCTTGTATTAAATGAGCGTTTAAACCGCTTGTATCCATCATTTTTACATGTACTTTGTCCCCTGCTGCTGTGTACTGGTCAACAATAATATCAAAAACTTTGAAAGCATAAAAAGGCATAGACGTTGCTAACCTTAATTCATGGTCAATATAAATATGAATAGGTAAGTCTTTTGATTGTGGCATTGTTTAGTTTCCTTTCGTTCGTGTTTAACAATTCTTATAATATATAAAAAAATATAAGATGCAATAGATTTCTTATAATTAATTTTGATTTATTTATACTGTTGTAAAAATGCAACAGCTAGATAATAGTTTACGTAATATACTATATTTACATATTATTGATCGTATTATTTTTACAAAATCAGTATTTATTTTTCTATTTACTTCCAAATTCAAAAGCCCATAAACACTAGGGTTACAGAATATTTTAATTATATAATATATATATATTTATTTATTTATTTATAGTGTGTGCGCACGCGAGGGGAGGGGGGTAGGTAGGGGGATATATGCCTTACAAAAAAATATTCATTGTTTGTATTTTTTTTCATGCTTTAAGTGTATGAAAATAAAGAGTTTTATTTTTGAAAGTTATATATTGTTATAAATAGGGTAAAAAAAATTAAAGCATTGATTTTGTTAAGTTATTTTGAATTAAAAAATAATATTTGTTTTTTAATATTTTTTAAGCTATAAAATAATGCATTATATAAACAGAAATTTAAGGAGTTATTATGATAGAAAAAAATAAAGATTTGCCCGCGTTCATGAAAATTGATTTTGATGATGTGGATGTTGGAGATGGGTTTAGTTTCACTAAAAAGGAATTGGGTAAAAATGGTGTTAAGATTATTTTGGACGAAGCAAAGGAATATGGACTAAAAATTATTCCTCATGAAATTGACAGCCGTGTTGATTTTTATTGCACTAAAAAGATTTTGCCTAAAAAGCTGGAAACTGAAAATGATGTGTTTAAGCAAATTAAGAATTTACAATCGGTTGGTAAAGACGTTTGGGTTGGCGCAATTAATAATCATAATGATCGACATGTCAGGGAATGTTTAAATTCATTGGAGAGGAAAAATATGATTGTTTCATATTCTAAAAACATAAATGGTCGTGGAAGACCAAGAAAGCTTTATAAGGTTGCTAGATAGTAGTGTATAAAAAAATATAAAAAGATATTGACACGAGGTTTTGTAGGTGTAAGATGGGGATAGTTAAACAACGTAACGCTTGAAAGGAAAATATTATGTTGGATTACAAAGAGACTATTCAGGAATTTGTTTCAGATATGGAACAGCACTTAGACAATAACTGCTTTAATGCGGATGAGAAGTTAGAATATCTTGACGAGTGTGAGGAAGAAATGAGAAAGCTTAAAGCGCATTTTGAAGCAGAGCTTAAGGTTGTTCCTTTTGCCGGGCAGGCAACATTGGACAAAATGAAAAAGATTAAACAGGAATATGACCAAGAATTAATGCGCGGTATTTCTGAGATTGATTTAGGGCTTTCGATTATTGACAATGCAAGAGAGCGTGTGCAAGATGACTGGATTCAAGAAAACAATGAATATGGTCGCGCTTGTACTTATGCTGATTTTAACAGAGAATAGGAAAGCGCTTAGAAATGGAACAGATGGAATTTTTTAGTGAAAGAACATTGGATATACTTGGCAAGGTGCGCTCAGTGCGTACCTCTGACCAAATGTTCACATTAGCAATGAAGAAAGCAGGTTTAAGGTATCAAGATGATCCAAGAGCCTTTGGAGGTAAACATGGGAAAAGATAGAGAGCAGGAATTATATCAGGAATTAGATGCGCTGGCGTTTATTCCCGACTGGCAAAACAAAAAGCAAAAGAAGTATTTCGTTGTGCTTCATGAAAGCCGTGGAAAGTGCTATGTAGATGCGTGCTACACAAGGCAGTTTGCAAAGCCTAACACAGAATATTTCTTTAATACGGTTGAGAGCGCAAATAAAGCATTGCCTTTGTTTGAAAGCTTGGCTAAGATAAATAAATACAAAGGAACAATTATAGGCGCATAGACGCTTAGTGGTAACTTCCTTTCGGTTTCCTTTCTGGTGTTAAAACTAGAACCAACCCTGTGACGCTTCACCCCGTTGCAGGGTTTTTTATATCTTGAATAATTTTAAAAACTGGTTAATGATATATTTATGGTTATCGATATTCGGCCATTATTAGCAGACCAGATAGAAGCCTTGATTGAAAGCAATATTAAGGTGAAAGATTATCCTATCAAGAACCTGCATGTAAAGCTGGACAGGTATAAGCGTTGCGTAAATGTTGATTAGTATGGTATTGTAAGACATGTCTAAGAAAAAGCTAACAGCTAAACAAGAATTGTTTTGTAAAGAGTACCTAGTAGACCTGAACGCAACTCAGGCTGCAATCAGGGCTGGATATAGCGAAAAGACCGCGCATGCCATAGGTCAGGAGAACCTTAGAAAACCTACAATACAAGAATATATAAAAAAACATACCGAGAAACGCGCGCAAAAAGTCAATTTAACGGTCGAGAATGTGCTTCAAGATATTTTAGATACCCGTGATAGCGCAGAGAAGCTAGAACGCCTCAGTGAGCGTTTAAAGGCGAATGAGATGCTAGGTAAGTATTTAAAGATGTTTACAGATAAAGTCGACATTGGCGGTCAAGGCGATAATCCCCTTATAACTAAAGTGGTGCGAGAAATTGTCGATCCTAAAAATAAAGACACCTAGATGGGCTTTGCCATTACAAGAATACGCGCCATATAAGTTTATTAAGGGCGGTCGCTCGTCAGGTAAGACACATGATAGAGGTGAAACGTGCATTGAAAGCATGATATTAGACCCTGATCTAAAGATTGTGTGTATTCGTGAAATTCAAAAATCATTACAGTTTTCAGGCTTCCAATTGATTAAGGATAAAATCCAGTCAATGGGTGTCTCTGCTTATTTTGATATTGTTAAGGGCGAAATAAGGCGCAAGGGTGGCAATGGATTGATGATTTTTCAGGGTATGCAAGATCATACAGCTGATAGTATTAAGGGCTTAGAAGGCTTTCGCATTGCGTGGTGTGAAGAAGCACAAAACTTATCTAAGCGGTCGCTTGATTTATTGAGGCCAACTATTATGCGTAATAAAGGCTATGAGATGTGGTTTACGTGGAATCCTGACCAGCCCGATGACCCAATTGAAAAGTTTCATGAGCATCACAAAGATAAAGGAATAACGGTACATGTAAACTATGATCAAAACCCGTTTCTTGATAAGGAAACCATCAAAGAGATTGAAGAGGATAAAGTTAATATCCCAGACGACTTTGATCACGTATGGCTTGGTGGCTATAACTTGCGCTCTGATATACGCGTGTTTAGAAACTGGACAACAGAAGAATGCGAGCCAACCTTTGATGATGAGCTTTACTATGGCGCTGACTGGGGTTTTTCACAAGACCCTACAACATTGCTTAGATGCTGGATAAGAGAAGATGAGCGCCGCATCTATATCGATCACCAAATTGACGGTGTTGGCGTTGAGGTCACTAACTTGCCTGAGTTCTTTGACCGTGTGCCTGATAGTCGTAAATATCGCATTACAGCCGATAGCGCTAGACCTGAGATAATTAGCCACATGAAAAACGCTGGGTTTAATATTGCTGGCTCGATTAAAGGCAAAGGCTCAGTTGAAAGTGGCATTGATTGGCTACGTGGTTATGAGATAGTCGTTCATCCACGTTGCAAATTGCTTCAAAAAGAATTAAGATTGTATAGCTATAAACTTGACAAGGTCGGAAACATCTTACCGCAAGTTGACGATAAAGCAGGATTAGACCATTGCATAGACGCTTTACGTTATGCGCTGGAAAAAATTATTAAAGCTAAAAAGGGCGGGGGCTTTTACACCATATGAGAATTCCATTTTTTAACAACGGCAATAAGCAGGAAGTAAAAGAACATCCGAACGGTAAAGCTTTCTTTTTGATGGCTGGTGGTATATTTAAGAAAAACAAAAAGACCAAAGATTATTTTGAAGAAGGCTATATGCGCAATGTGATTGTGTATAAGGCGATCAAAGAAATAACCAACGCTATATCTGATGTCGATATTTACGTTGTTAAGCGCAATGGTGATGACGTTGAGAAAGATAGAGAGCATGAGGCTGTAAAGCTTTTGGAGCGTCCTAATCCAATGCAGGGCAAAGATGGGTTTTTACAAGAGCTTTTCACAAATTATCAAGTATCAGGTGAGATGTTTTGTGTTAGAACGCCTGAAAATGGAAGCCCTGTAGAGCTTTGGGCGCTTAATCCTATGCACATGGAAATTGCACCCGGACAAGGCGGTATGCCTAGTGCTTATATTCACAAAGTGAACAACAGGGAAAAGAAGTTTGATGTTGACCCTAGAACGGGCGTATCTCAAGTTTTTCATCTTAAGGAATACAATCCTTTGGATTATTGGCGCGGGCTATCGCCTTTAAAGGCGGCTTCACTAGCGGCTGATACGCATAATGCTGGCTTGATGTGGAATCATTCTTTACTAGATAATGGCGCAAGGCCAAGCGGTATTATTAAATTTAAAGAAGATCCCGGCATTGATGCTATGAACCGCTTAAAAGAGCATTTTAAGAATAATATTCAAGGCTCATCTAATGCTGGTGAGCTTCCCGTATTAACAGATGATGCAGAGTGGCAGCAGATAGACAATAACCCACGCGACATGGATTATATTAGCACCATGAAAGAAACTGCCAAGTATGTTGCTTCTGCGCTTGGCGTGCCATTGCCGTTGATTGACAATGATGCTTCTACCTTTAACAACATGGAGCAAGCTAAAGAACGCCTTTGGACTGATACCGTGTTACCATTGCTTAACAAGTTCTTAATCGCTTACAGCAATTGGCTTAAACCAATTTATGGTGAGGACTTCGAGCTTTGCGCTGATCTTGATTCTATACCAGCGTTAGAGGGCGTGAGAACACGCACATTCAATCGCATGGTTGAAGCCGTTAAGTCTGGCCTTATTACAATTGATGAAGCGCGTCAGGCAATTGGCTATGATAGCCTTGGCGGTGTGGCTGATAGCTTGTTTGTGCCAGCTAATTCTATTCCTATTGATATGGCAGGCTTTGATGCTTTACCACCAGAGGAAAAGCGCTTAGCAATGGAAATGAGAGCGCTAGGGTATGATGATGAGGTTATTCAAAAAGCTTTAAAGGAATAAGACAGTGAACACTTATGTTTGCATAGCGTCAGGCGCTTCTTTAACGGATGATGATGTTGAGGTAGTGCGTAAGGCACATGAAGTTGGCAAGTGTAAGGTCATTGCGATAAACGATAATTATCTTAAAGCGCCTTGGGCTGACTTCCTATACTATTCAGACCATCAATGGGAAGGCTGGCACAAAGATAAGCCTGCCTTTATAAGCTTTATTGGCATGAAGGTATCATGTGATTGGCGCTCACAGCATATGAATTTAAAGTTGCTTAGAGGTGAGCGCGAGGGCTTTTCTACAAATCCTTATGTTATAAACCACGGCAGTAATTCAGGTTATCAGGCGCTTGGGCTTGCTTATCATTTAGGCGCAAAGCGTATAATTTTATTAGGCTATGACATGAAATTTGCGGATGATGGTAAAAAGCACTGGTTTGGTAACCATCCAAATAGAACGCCAAATCATGAGCATATATTTGAGCGCAGAATGATCCCATGCTTTGAAGACCTTGCAAAGAAGCTTCATTTCTATGATATTGATATATTAAACGCCACAAGAGACACAGCATTAGGTTGTTTTGATAAGGTCGATTTAAAAGAGGTTTTAGATGTTAAGTAGTGAGTACAAGAAAGTTTTACAAGAAACCCACAGCCAAGATGAAAGCTGGGGTTCTAGCGCTGGTAATTATGCTAATGAAATAAAGGTGCTTGCGGATGAGTTCATGCTTAGCAGTTTACTGGATTATGGCTGTGGTAAAGGTGTTTTAAAAGAATTAATTGGCGATTGTATAGATGTTAAAGAATATGATCCGGGGCTTGATATAGACGAACGCGAGCCGTGCGATATTGTCGCCTGTATTGATGTGCTGGAGCATGTTGAGCCTGATATGCTAGATAATGTTTTAGCTGATATAAAAGCCAACGCCAAAGAATTTGTTTATTTTATAATCGGCACAGCACCAGCGCAAAAGATTTTATCAGACGGGCGAAATGCGCATTTAATTATTGAAGATGCTAATTGGTGGGTCGATAAGTTAAATGAATATTTTGATTATATAAACCTAAAGGTTTTAAGCCCAAAATTTACAAGGATTGTTGTGAATGTTAAGTGATGCACAGGCAAGAAAGCTTTTTAACCGCCAAGATAGGTTGCTGACATCTATTGAGCGCGGATTTCGCAATGAAGTGTTTAAGGAAAAGAACCGCTTTATTCGTGAGCAGGCAGAGCGCTTTGATGTTATGGCGCAAGTAAGTGATGCTGACTTTGAACAACATATGCGCAACCTTAAAGAGATTTATTACAAATATTATAAGCGCACAATTCGTTTCTTTGTTTTGGATGTAAACGAAATGGTTCGGTCACAACAAAAGCGTGATGTGCTAAAGCTAGAGCAAAAGGCTGACCTTTGGGACAACCTGTTTACGCAATGGGTAACGCTTAGAGGCGCGGCTGCCGTGCAAACAACTGCTAGCACGACAAGACAGGATATCGTAAGCATCATTAATACGGCTCAGGCTAGCGAGGAAGCCGTACCAAGGAACAAGGTTGTGTCGGACATGCTAAAGCTTCGTGGTGTTAATGCTTTTAGAGCTGATACGATTGCGAGAACCGAGGCAGGCATGGCCGCGAGCTTTGCTTCTGTGCAAACAGCCAAAAATATAAGCGCAAATACGGGCTTACAGTTAAAGAAAAGATGGATTCCGGCACTTGATGAGCGCACGCGCTTTAGTCACGCTTCTATGGCAGGCAGGCAGGGGATATCCATGGATGCAGAGTTCACAGTTGCCGGCGAAAAGCTTGACCGTCCAAAAGACCCTAGTGGAAGCGCAGGCAACGTGATAAATTGTCGGTGTCAGTTGGTTTATGATAGCGATGTTATATAGGTCTTTTAAAATAAGTTAATAAATGGTAAACTATTGTGGTTGAATAGGGGAGTACATGGAAAATAAATCGATTCATCTTGAGACAGAGCTTAAAGCGCTAGAAGAAGAAGGTATGTTTGAAGGTTACGCTTCGACTTTTGGCAACACAGACGTTGTGGACGATATTGTTATGAATGGCGCTTTTGCTGATAGCCTAAAGAAGCGTGAGCCTAAGGTTCTATGGCAGCATGACATGAAGCAGCCAGTAGGCAAGCTTATGGAGGCTAGGGAAGACGAAAATGGCTTATATGTTAAGGTTAAGCTAGCCACAAAAACAACATTAGGGAAAGATGCTTATGAGCTTGTGAAGGCTGGCATTATCGATAAGCTTTCTATCGGCTTCACAATTGCTGAAGCTGAATATGACCGTGAGAACGGCACAAGAAAAATAATTAAGGCTGAGTTGTTTGAGTTTTCGCTTGTAACAATTCCAGCCAATGACCAAGCGGCTATTACAGCCGTTAAGGAAGGCGTTATGACTGAGCGCCAATTTGAGAAATTCCTGACCGATAATAACTTTGACCGTTCTGCGGCCAAGTCTATTGTTGCGAAGGGGTACAAGGGTTATCTGACCGACCTGCGGGATGCTGGCGTTGATACTCCTAACGATGATCTGCGGGATGCAGACGAGGTAGTTAAAACTTTGTCTAAATTATTGCAAACATTAAAAGGAGAAAACAATGACAGACAAAAATCTGACAGAGATTGTTGAAGGCGTTAATAAGTCTTTTGGCGATCTACGTTCTGAGCTTGAAGGTATCAAGGAATCTCAGAAAGATGTCATTACTGAAGAAAAGCTTAATCGCATCACGGATGACATTACAACTAAGCTAGAAGAAGTGCAAAAAGAAAACGCAAAGGTTCAAGCGCGTCTTGACCGTCCGGGTTCTGAAACTAAGAATGAAGAAATGCTTACTGAGCATAAAGACGCATTCGACAAGTTTATGCGCTCTAAGTCAAATGGCGAGATCGAAATTCTTGCAAAAGCAATGTCTACTGATGTAAACCCAGATGGTGGTTACTTGGTACGCCCTGAGCTTGCAAATTTCGTGATTGACCGTGTATTTGAAACATCACCTCTTAGACAGGTTGCCCGTGTTGAGACAATCGGCTCTAAGTCACTAGAAGTTCTTATTGACGATAACGAAGCTGCGGCTCGTTGGGTTGGTGAAGGCGCTTCTGACGGTGAAACTGATACACCACAGCTTGGCTTAAAAGAAATTGTTGCGCATAAGCAAGAAGCTGATCCAAAGATCACTATCGAGCAAATGCAAGACGCTTACTTAGATGTCGAATCTTGGCTGCAAGGCAAGGTTGCTGACAAGTTCGCACGTTCTGAAAACACGTCATTCGTGAATGGTACTGGCGTAAACCAGCCACGTGGTTTCTTAACATATGCGGCTGGCGATAGTTCTTACACACGTGGACAGATTGAACAAGTAAACCTAGGTGATGCATCTGATGTTACTGCGGATGGCCTTATTGAGCTTCAAAATGCCCTAAAAGAACCATACCAAGGCCGTGCTGTTTTCGGCATGGAGCGTGCCTCTTTTGGTAACGTGTTAAAGCTTAAAGGTTCTGATAACTATTTCTTTAGCCAAACACTATTGGCTGATGGCCAGTTACAGCCACGCTTGCTAGGTAAGCCTGTTATCTTTATGGATGACATGCCTTCTATTGGAAGCAACGCTTTAGCGCTAGTCTATGGTGACTTCTCAGTAGGTTACACAATCGTTGACCGTGTTGGTTTACAGGTTCTTAAAGACCCTTACACTAACAAAGGCTTCATGACATACTACACAACTAAGCGTGTAGGTGGTGATGTAACAAACTTTGATTCACTTAAGATCGGTAAAATTGCATCTTAATAGCTAATTTAAAGGAGTATTAAAAATGGCTAAATTTGACCAAAAGAATGACATTAAGGTTGCAAATGCCTTAGACATTCAAACAATTTCAAGCGATACAACGACTGCGGGCGATATTATCGACCTTCAGGGCTTTAACGCTTGTACATTTGCATTTCAGACTGGTACTGTCACTGATGGTGACTACACAGTTTTGATTGAAGAAGGCGACGATTCTGGTCTTTCAGACGCTGCGGCTGTTGCAGACGCTGACCTGATTGGCACAGAGGCAGGTGCATCTTTTTCTGCTGACACAGATGACAATGTTGTTGGAACGGTTGGCTATCGTGGCGATAAACGCTATGTACGCCTAAGCATTGTTTCTACAAACACATCATCTGGTGCTGTAGTTGGTGCAACGGCTTTATTAGGCCATGCGCACGAAGCGCCTGTGTCTCAGTAGGCTTAATTTTATAGTGTGCATCCCTTTACGGGGTGCATACAATTAAGGTTAAGGGGTTTTTATGCTTTTGAATTATATGCGTGAAGGTTGGAAGTATTTAACTGAATCAGATAACAATCTTTCTTCTAGTAGTGAAATATCTTTTGTTAATGGTAGGTCTCAGGTTTATTCAGGAAAAATTTCTGAGCTATCTAGTGTTCTTGTTGGCGAGCAAGGCGTGGCGCAAGAATCAGCGCCTTCTTCTATCTCTGCTGAAAGAAACCCAATTGTTCGTTCAAAGACAATAAATGTTACTGTTAATGATTTAAACCAAGTTGGAAACAAAGTTATAATTAATTCTGTTGCCGATAGAGATTTAAGGGTTGTTGGCTTTGTCGCTAATGTAAGTGGCGCTTTTACGGGGTTAACATCAATTATTATTGAAACTATTGAAGAAAGTAATAGGACAATTGCAACATTGCCACAGACAATATTGACGGATGGCGCAAGTATTTTACCAGCCTCGACAAGCGTGACTTTGGCGAATTTAGGTGTTAATCTTGGTAGTGTAGGTTTAAGAGTGTCAAAAGTTGGCGGTCTTATTTTAACAGGAGCAAGTGTAAATATAACTGTTCTTTATATTGAGGAGAAAACATGACTAAAGTAAAGATGCTAAAAACAGTAAAAGGTTCACCTGATGGAATTCAGGTTAACGTATATCAACAAAATGTTGAATACGATCTTAATGACAGCTTGTTAGAAAGCTTTGTTGAGCAAGGTGTTATCGAGCTTGTTAATGATAAGCCAAAAGAAAAACCAGCGCCACAGGAAAACAAAGCGATTGAATCTGTTGAGGAAAACAAGGCAGAAGAAGCTCCTAAGCGTAAATCAAGAAAGCGTAAATCTAAATAATGAAGTATTACAACCGCAAAACAATAAAGATTATCACAAAGCCAGCCACGGCTGTTGTTTCAACATCTGATATGAAAGATTATTTGCGTGTTGATACATCTGATGATGATAGCTTGATTGATGGCTTTATTGAAGCTTCTAGCGTTATGCATAGAAACTATCTTAAGCGCTCACTTATTACTGAGACCTTAGAGCTTACAATGGATGGTTTTGGAAGCTTGGAAACAGATGGCGATGAAAGACTTGCTAATCTTGGCGCAGGAACGCACATTGCAAGCGTTCCGTATGTTCTCGGCACTGGTAACAGCGTAGAGCTTCCCTTTGCCCCTGTGCAGTCCATCACAAGCTTGAAATATTTTGATAGAGACAATACTGAGGCGACTTATTCTAGTTCCAAATATGAGCTTGATGAGGAAGGCGGCAGGCTTTATTTGAATGAAGGTGAAACATGGCCTTCTAACTTGCGTAACCGTGAAGCCGTTAAGATTAGATATGTGAGTGGGTACGGGGATGCGGCTAGTGATATTCCAGCACCTATTGTCCAGTCTATTAAAATGCATGTGGGCAAGATGTATGATTGCCGTGAGGCTTGCGGAATGACGGAAAGCTGTAAAACGCTTATCGCACAATATAAGCTTATTGATTATTTGGGGTTTGCGTAAATGAAATGTGGCGAATTCAGGGCAAAGGCAACGCATAAGATCACCATACAATCGTTTTCTAAGGCGGCTGACGTGTATGGTGGTAGTGCTGCTACACCAACAACGCAAAGCACGCCTTGGGCTGCTATGGAGCCAGTATCAGGCCGTGAGTTATATGCTCAGGATATGAGCCAGTCACGTGTTACTCATAAGTTCACTATTCGTTATCAATCAGCATTAAAAAACACAGCCGTGGCTTCTGAATACCGTATTAGCTATGATGGCCGTATCTTTGCAATCCAGCATATTAGAAATGTTGACGATAGCATGAAGTTAGAAGGCAAATCTTATCAGGTTATTTATGCTGAGGAAAACGGGGCTGAGTTATGAGTAAAAGTGTAGAGCTTTTTGGCAGTAAAGAGTTTGCAAAGGCCGCAGAGCAGCTTGTTCAAAAAAATAAGTCTGAGGCCAATAAGATATTAGCGGCCATGGCCAATGATACGCGCAATAGCGCGGTTGAAGGAATTCAAGGCGGTGGCCGATCAGGTAAGGTCTATAAGCGCAGGTCTATAACGCATCAAGCTTCAGCGCCGGGCGAGTTTCCAAAAACAGATACAGGCGAGCTTGCCAATAACATTACAGTACGTAAAAATGGATTTGCGGATTATGATGCTGGATCAAGGCAACAAGCGCCTCATGGCTTTTGGCTAGAGTTTGGCACTAGGTTTATGGCAAAGCGCCCGTGGCTTACGCCTTCATTTAATGAAACGCTTAGAAAATTTAGAAAGTTTTTTGATTAATGGCTGATACGTATTTACCATTGTTAAAATATATTATTGCACGCTTAAGGGCTGATGCAGGCGTGGGGTCGAACATTGGTGATCGTGTTTATAACACTGTGCCACAGAATGAAAATTTTCCTTATGCAATGGTTACAATTGATAGCGCTGATTTTAGCGATAAAACGGATAGTGGCATGTCTCATACAGTGCAAGTTGATATTTATGATAGGGAAGCATCAACAGAAAGTGTTGCGAGCGCACGTTCTGCAATTTATGACAGCCTACATCGTGCTGGTGTAAATATAGCACTAGACACAGGCACACTAATTGATATACAATTCAATGGTGTTGCTGATATTTTCAAAGAACCAGATGGAAAAACACAACACGCTGTGATACAATTTAGAGCAGTCGTACAATAAAAGGAGTATTTTAAATGGCAGGTTTTTCGGGGAGAAGTTTTACTTTAGCGATAGGTGATGGAGCGTCAAGTGAAACATTTGCGGTCATTGCTGGCGGTCGTGACATTACAGTTACGGAATCAGAGGCAACAGTAGACACAACATCAAAAGATGATAGTGGGGTAAGACAACTATTATCAGGACGTATCTTAAGCGCTATTTCAGTAACGGCAACGGGTGTATTTAAAGACAGCCAGACAATTGCTGACCTTCGCTCAGAGATGCGCGCAGGTACTCATGCAAATTATGAGATTGATATTGTAGACACGGACGCGACAACAGGTGGCGAAAAATTGACTGGCGCTTTCCGCGTTACATCAATTGAACATGCTGGGTCATACGATGGTGAAGTAAACTACACAATCAATTTAGAATCTGATGGCACAATCACAAGCTCTTAATATTCAGGGAATTTTTAGGGTTTTTTTAGAAGGTAAAGACAGAGATGTCAAAATAACCTTTGGTGTCGTTGAAGACCTTGAAAGCTTTTACTTTAAAAGACCTCTAGTGCAAGTTCTTAATGATAGCGTAAACGGCAAAATCTTTTTAAAAGATGTTGTTAATCTTATTTATTGCGGACTTCATGCTAATCAAGATACTCGATTTTCGCGTGAGCAAATTGGCGAATATGTTCTTGAACAAGGCTTAATTAATTACAAAGAATTCTTTGAAACTTGCTTAACTTACTCCGTGAGTGGGAAGACTGCTTTTGAGGTTGAGCCTGTAAATCCAAAAAAAAAATAGAGCCTGACTTTTATCCTCTTAAATATTATTACAAAATCGGCTGTGGTGTGTTAAAATATACACCTGAGCAAGTGCGTTCTATGACTGTCGTTGAGTTTAATCTTGCTTTAGAGGGGTATGCTGAAGGCAAAGGCATTAAAACAGGCGATAAATTAACAAGTCGTAATGACTTTTTGGATATGGTGGGAAAGTAAAATGGCTGTAGTAAAAGAGTTATTAGCAAGATTTAGAGGCGACACTAAAGATTTAGAGCGCTCAACCGACAGAGCTAAAAGATCAGTTAATGAATACGGCAATAGCGCTGAAAGAGCAAACAGTAAAGTTGAACAATCTTTTTTAAATGCTGGTAAAGCGGCTACTGTTGCGGCGGCGGCTTTTGCGGCTGTTAAAGTCATAAATCGCGCAGAAGATTATGCGCTTTTAAGATCGCGTATTGAAGGCGCGACTGAAAGTGTTGAAGAAGCTACTTTTGCATTTAACCAATTGGCTAAGATATCTAATGAGGTTGGCACAGAGCTTAATACTGCTGTTGATATTTTCCAGCGCCTTTCTTTTACACGTAAGGAAATTAATGCCACGGTTGAAGAAATGGTGGAGTTCACTTCCACAGTTCAAAAGCTTGGTGTTGTATCGGGAGCAAGTACGGGGGCGTTAAACGCTGGTCTATTACAGCTTGGACAGGCTTTATCTAGTGACGTGACGCGCGCTGAGGAGTTTAACTCTATTCTTGAAAACATCCCTGCTGTTGCCAAGGCAATTGCTGATGAGTTTGGCGTTACGACTGGTCAATTAAGAAACTTGGTTATTGAGGGCGAGGTTGCCTCTAAAGATGTATTCGCCGCTATTCTAAACTCAACACAAAAAGCCAATGAAGAATTTGAGAAATTAGACAAAACTATTAAGAGGACATTTAGCGGATTATTGCAATCTGTAGATTTCTTTGTTGAAAAGTTTTTGTCTATAATTCCTATTAATAAAGCAATTATAGCATTGATGGAAAGCCTTTCCAATGTTCTTAGAGGTGTTGCGCAGCTTGGAGAAATTATCGGGCTTACGTTTCAGGGGGCTTTTGTCCAAGCCCGTATTTACGTTGACGATTTTGTAACATCATTTTTAGAGCTTCAAAATAAAGTATTTGAGTTTTTTAATAGCTTGCCGGGCAATAAATTGCAAATAGCTTTAAACGACACTAAGTCTAATGGCATGGAGTTGCGCAAAGAGTTAGATGAAATATCAAGATCGCTTGGTGTTGCTGTTGCTAATTTCTCTAAACTTGATAATGAGACTAAGAAAACCAGTTCTTCAACAGAAAAACTTTCTAAAGATTATAAGGATATTGCATCTAGCTTAAGCGGTGCGAATGAGGAAAAAGAAAAGAGCGCTGATAATCTATCTAAAATAAGCGATGGCCTAAAAGATAACCAGCGCGAGCTTGATAGATTTTCTAACTCAACCGCGAGTACTTTTGCGCAGTTTGTCTCAGGCACAATCTCAGCTAGACAAGCCCTTAATAGTTTGGCTAATGATATTGCGCAATTTGTATTGCGTGAAACAGTAACATCGCCTTTAAAAGCTGGCCTATCTAACGCCCTAGGCTCTATTACAGGCTTAGGCTCTGCCGGAAGCGGCTTTGCCTTTGGTGGAAGCTCAACATCTATAAGCGCAAGCGGAGCGCCTATACCGGGCGTTAAGCCAACGGTTGCAAGCTTCAACTCAG